CGCATATTCCTGATATTTTTTTGGAAGACTGCTCTTTGTGGTGCACAATGTCTTCATCAAATTATTTATGTCAGTGCTATTGGCCATAGAATGAGTATTCAAAGATTGTGTTGTTTTTAAGGCTTGTTTTTTTACATTACAACACCACCCTATTAATTCAGCATCAAAATCACCATAGCCTTTAATGACGTCGGTACTTGTCTTAACATCACAATCAATAGACTTAATCAACTCAATTGAAGAAAACTCTATATCATCTAATCCCGCGTCTTCTAATAGATTTTTTCTATAATCTATCTCAGATTTAACAATTTTGTCTAATAAATTTCTTTCAGCATGGTGTTTTGAAGGTATATTATCCTTATTGAACAACATACATAGATATATATCGAATAAGAAAACATTTAATCCAGTTAATTCTAAAGAGTTACATAAAGCTCTATTGCATCTTGTAAAATAAGTACCTCTTTCTCCTTTAACAATGAAACCTTGATATTTTGTTTTTAATAATTGTGTTAAATTATTTAAATGCTTACTTAGACATGTAGCTTGAAATTTTGACCTGATAGGTATATCATAAAACTTTGATAGATCTACAGATTGAGGTCTTATATCCATTACACTCATTGAGGTATACCTAATTAGTTGTAACATTTGAGATGTTTTATTACTGCATTCATAATCTATCATAAATAACATTGCCAGTGTGTCACTCTCATCCTGTTTATAAGAGTCAATAATGGTTTTATTTATATCTCTTGCATAAGCCTCAAAATAAGTCATAGAATTCAACATATATCTATTGTAAATGAATATGTACCAATCTAATCGATGAGTATCCAAGCTAAAGATTTCTGAATAAAAACCCATACCATTAGTAGAAGAAATCCAATCGCAACCATAAATTGACTCTAAAGGTTTATCCTCAGTGTAAATGAAAACATAATATGGTCTATCTTCTCTACTAACTGCATAATCAATTAAATAAAATAATATTGAATTAGTAAAAGGAATTCTACTATACCACCAACCATGATCTTTAAACCTATTACAGTTTCTAGATATTTCCATTGACATCAATTGCAGAAAGAGTGCATATTGTGAAGTATTCTTCTTATTCAATTGTTCAAGTAAATGCAGATACTCATCAAAATTCTTTAATGTGGGATGCTTATCAGAAATAAAATCATAATCATACAAATGCTGAACATCATGAATTTGTATTAGATCCATTTGATCCCTCAATGAAAATGTGTGACCCTTTTTCTCATATCTTTTTTCTTGATATTCAGTTGATTTTGCTCTAAATTTCTTTGCTCTGACACCATAATCTTTTAAAGCTTCTTTGTCCTTCTTCTCAAAATTTTGCCATAACTCTTTGAACTCTACATTGATAGATAGAGTCGTGGATAATCTTTCTTGGACAGTTCCAAGAATTGTATCCCCAATGCAATGCCTTCTTAGAGTGTTATCGTCTTGTAAAGATCCACTAAATAATATTAATGGTAAGTGTCTAAGTTTTTTATCTCGTTTCTCAAACTTAGCAGATACATCATCAAAATGATGATAAAGACGATCAATCTTACCCAGAAGATCTATCTCATCCATAATCATAACATTTTTACTAGCATCTTCAATGACCTCATTATTTTTAAATGTTTCAATATTATCTAAAAAATAATTCTTTGGTTCTTTCCTATACAGTCTTGTTGATGTTTCAATCCAAATCAGTTCTAAAGTCTCTTCCTCAGAAATTGCTTTAGATGCCATTAATCTTGTCTCTGACGATTGTTGATATCTATCCATACTATCTTGGATCAAATCTCTTATCTCAAGATACTTGCTAAATAAATTATCATCATGAATGTAAAAGTCTGGATCCTCACCTGGCATAAGAGCATAAACTGTAAGTTTAGTTTGAATATTCCTGTCATTTAAAACATCTGCTATAAGTTGATATTTGGAATTCTTGCGAGCTGTGGCTAACTCTGTATTCTCACTAATTGTGAATTCAATTATATGAACTTCTTTTTCATCAATAATTTGGACAATATCTGGACTTTGATTTTCGATGTAGCTAGGTAGATTTTTGAAAATATCCTTCATCTTAGTTTCTGGGATAAAACTAATATCATTTGCTAACATGTACAAATGACATAAGAGATTGTGCCTTAATTTATGTAACTTCTGAAAATTAACAGTAGAAAAATCATCATCTAAGACATCTTGAAGCTCTTGCATTTTCATCTCATTAGATAATAGAGAATAAGTACTACGTTCAAAATAGCTACTGCGAATATGACAAGATTGTAAATTAAGAGTCGGTTTAGTAATCATATTGAAAGATTTAAAGATTAGTAATTGTTTAGCAAACTCCGG